TTAATGTTAGTAATGTAGTTAGATTGCCATCAAATTATCAAACCGGTGCTCCTCTTCTAGAAGTGTTTGGAACTGGACACATGATCTTTAAAGCATATGAGTGGAACGCGTCACCCGACGATTACATAGACGCCACCTACTCGGCAGGGCACTTTGGAAATATTGGCGAAACGACTGAAGATGAAGAAACTGGAGTCACCGTGCCTAAATTCTTTGTTTCTGTAGACAGCCCGGGCGAAGGTGTTGATTTGCTTGATCCTTATTTGGAATATGTAGATCACTCTGCTCCTACGGGGTTTGATGATTCTGTTCGAGTAAATTTAGACAACTCAACTGCACCTCTAGTAAATATAAGAGATAAAGTCTTATCTGATGATACTAAATACTATGCCGATCAGCCCAATGGTGGAGCCCAAATCCAACGCCACTTCGATCCGTATAGATTTGAACCTAAGTTTTCCGGATATGACAAAAGAAAATCTTTTTTCGGCTTCGCAGCAAACTTTGTATATTGGATCTTTCCACATACTTTTAGTAAAAGTTCTGAAGATATGATTGAAAGCGGAAACATATATTACGGATATCAGAAAGATCAGTCAAAATCTTGGACTCTAGATACGCGATGGGATGAGGACTATGGTTGGGATGATAGGACTTATCCACCCACTCATCCCCGCGGAAGATATTATGGAAATACGACTATAAGCCACATCGCTGCCCCGCACAGCAATTTTTATGAATGGCATTCGCTGTATTTGAAATATTTAGATAAATTATCTACTTTCACCGGCGAAGAAGGCGGATCCGCTCGATACGATCTCTTCAAATGGGATTCTAGATATGAAGGCGCTCGCATTACTTTAAGTCAGACTGAATTGTTCGAAGACTTAGCAACAACCTTAGTTGGAGTTTTTGCAGCACAAGTGCTTTCTATATTGAGCAATTCAGATGATTTTTCTGCTGCAATCAGCGGCGCCGCCGTCGGAGCCGCCCTGACAGGTATGTATGATAGTCTTTTGGGTTCAGATTTTGACGATAAACGCAAAGCAGCTTTGAAGACTGCAACAGTATCAATCCCACAAACTTCTCCTGTTGAAGTAGAGTCTTTTCAATATGTAGATTTTGATCAAATCGCAGGTGAAATTGTGGCGGCTCACTTTACAGGTAAAGGCGCCGATATCATGATAGATAGTGACACTTACAATGAAAGATTCAAAGAGAGATATGTTTCAAAACACAGCAACGTTGGTACCAACTGGACACAAAGACACTTAAAAGTAAGCGCCTTAAAAGATGCTGTTAGAATGTTAAGGAGCGACGTCTTGCGTAATATAATTAGAGAGATAGAAAATCAAGCTCAATCTTTATTATAAATATAGTGGAATATTACTATTTATTAGGAGAAGAGGTACAATGAATGTCTAATTACGCTCCTTTATTGCCATTAACATCAGATCCAGCAAATCAATATGCCAACAATCATACGATTGAAAGTGTTGCAACACAAAACTTAAAAATGTTAATTTTAACCGCCCCGGGCGAAAGAATTATGGATCCAAATTTTGGAGTGGGAATAAGAAACTATTTATTTGAACAAAATACACCACAAACACATACCAGCATCAAAACCAAAATCATTCGTCAAACACAAGAGTATTTACCTTTTTTGGAAATAGATGAGATTAAGTTTGATTCTGAAACAAATAATGAAAATTTTCTTGCCAACGGTTTACTTATTACGATTAGGTTTATGATAACACCACTCGGCAGAGCATCAATACTGCAACTGATAGTGTGAATAAGAGGAATTTAAATGGCTAAATACGACGATAAAAACAAAAAAGTACCAATTAGGTACACAAGCAGAGACTTCACGAGTATCAAAAATGATCTAGTTAGTTACGCAAAAAGATATTACCCGGACACATATAAAGATTTCAACAAGGCATCTTTTGGTTCACTAATGTTTGACACCGTAGCATACACTGGAGATATACTTTCATTTTATTTGGACTATCAAACTAATGAATCTTTTTTAGATACTGCAAATGAATTCAATAATGTTGTTAAATTAACAAGACAGATGGGGTTTAAATATAAAGGACGCCCTTCATCATATGGATATGTGTCGTTTTATATTATGGTACCCGCTAACGCAACAGGGCTCGGCCCAGATACTGCTTACGTCCCAGTCCTAAAAAGAAGAACAGTTGTTTCTTCACAGGGTGGGGAGAATTATATCTTAGTAGAAGATGTAGACTTTAGAAGTTCTAATAATGAAATTGTTGTAGGTAGAGCAAATTCAGCTACCGGACTTCCGACTCATTATATTATTAAAGCCACCGGTAGAGTTGTTTCTGGAGTTTTGGTTCAGAAAAATATAGAAGTTGGAGCTTTTAAAAAGTTTAATAGAATTAGTTTAGGTGACAATAATGTTGCTGAAGTGTTAGAGTGTTTTGATAGAGAGGGACATGAGTATTATGAAGTTGAGCATTTGGCTCAAGATGTCATCTATAGATCAATTGAAAACACTGATGCAGGAACATATAATGACACGCCTCAAATTTTGAAACCAATGGCAGCGCCAAGAAGATTTGTGATAGAAAGAGATAGAGGCGAAACGTTTATGCAGTTTGGCTATGGATCCGAAGAGGACATAAAGATAGATAAGGTTGTAGATCCCACCAATATCGTCTTAGATCAGTTCGCAAGAGATTACGTAACTAATACAGACTTCGATCCGTCAAACCTACTCGGTACAGACAAGTATGGTGTCTCACCAGTCAACACAACTCTAAGGATTATATACAGAGTCAATTCTAGTGCTAATCCAAATGCATCAGTTGGATCTGTCGATCAGATTGTTAATTCCATTTTTAGCTTTGAAGATCCGACAGTCTTAAATCAAGCAAAGCTGGGAACAGTTAGAAACTCTCTTGAATGTTCAAATGAAGAAAGGATTATTGGAAATGTTAACATTCCGTCTACTGAAGAACTTAAGATAAAGTCAAAAACTTTTTTTGCAACCCAAAACAGAGCAGTAACAAGAGAAGACTACAAATCATTAATTTACAATATGCCACCAAAATTTGGCGCTGTAAAGAGATGTGCAATTTTACAAGATAGAGACTCGTTTAAAAGAAACTTAAATATTTATGTGATATCTGAAAACGATGCTGGAAACTTAATTTCGTCAAACGACATACTTAAATCAAATATAAAAACGTGGCTTAACCAATATAGAATGGTAAATGATAGTTTGGACATCATGGATGCAAAAATTATCAATTTATCGATTAGCTTTACCATCGTCACAAAATCAGGATATGATAAATTCAGAGTATTGGATCAGTGTTTGAGAGTGATGAGAGATAGATTCTCCAGACATTTTGATATTGCAGAGCCTTTTAGTTACACAGAGGTTTATGCAACACTAAATAGAATTGAAGGAGTAGCTGACACTGTTGACGTCACAATCAGAAATCAAAACGGTGGCGCCTATTCTACTGCTGGGTTAAATATTACCAAATCAACTACACCAGATGGCAGGTATATCAAATGTCCTTTAAACTGTGTATTTGAGGTTAAGTTTCCAATAACTGACATCAAGGGAGGCGTTAAGTAATGGGAATAAAAAGATACGTTGCAATTGCTGACAACACAATTACAAATCAGTATAATGAGGCTTTACAATCTAGAAACACAAAGGGAAATGCCGGCTTGGCTGACTCCATGGAAATATTCAAAATCTATGGACAAGTCACCAGTGGCTCGTCAGAGCAGTCTAGGATTCTGATAAAATTTCCAATAAATGAAACAGATTTAAATTCAAGCGTAAGAACAATAAAGCAAGACAGAGATGCTAATATATTGCCAGCTTCTGGATCTGTAAACTTTTTCATGAAGCTGCACAATGTTAGGCATTCTGATACGGTGCCTAGAAATTTTAAATTAGTTGCACACCCTCTATCAAAAGATTGGAGCGAAGGAACAGGTATTGACTTGGATGAGTATTCGGACATAGGAGAGTCTAACTGGCTTTCTGCATCCACGGGAAACAAATGGACAACTGCTGGCGGAGATTTCGACACTTCGTCTGTATTTCAGCAACAGTTTGATACCGGATTAGAAGATTTTGAAGTAGACGTTACGTCTTATGTTGAAGGCACAATAGCAAATTCAATTAACAGTGGAAACAATTATGGTTTTGCGATTTTACTTTCCTCAAGCTTTTTGGCTGATTCCAATTCATACTACACAAAAAAGTTTTCAGCAAGAAGTTCAGAGTACTTCTTTAATCGTCCAATCATAGAAGCACGTTGGGATTCGTCATTAAAAGATGACAGAAGAAACTTTTACTATAGCTCTTCATTGTGCCCAGCCGCAGATAATCTTAACACACTGTACATTTATAATAATGTCGGTGGACGACTTAAGAATATACCAAGCATTGGCACTGGTAGTATCTACGTAGGCTTATATCAGTCATCAGCATCCGCACCATCAGGCTCAGTCCTTACAGCAGTTACAGGAGGCTATGTATCTACTGGTATCTATAGCTGCTCAGTTGCTCTAACAGGCACTGCTGATACGCTGCATGACGTTTGGTACAGCGGTTCAACGCAATACCACACAGGTACATTGTACCCTGAAACTTTGACTCTCGGAGAAACAACAAGAACTAATGATTATTATGTCTCTTTGACTAATTTGAAAACTACTTATAGTAACACTGAAACTGCAAGAATTAGAATCTATACTAGATTAAAAGGTTGGAGTCCAACTATTTATACTAGAGCGGTTTCCGAGCCTCAACTCTACATTCCAACTTCGGGATCTTATGAAATTATTCGAATCATTGATA